AGAGTGACCTAATGCTGAACTATATGAAAACCAATTAAACTGAACTGCTCTATTACTTCCAGTCCCATCTGGATTTGCTTTAAATTCTGGATGATCAAAATTTAAATGACGATCAACTATTATAACATCTACATGTTTACCAGAACTTGTCGTATTAACTTCTTCGGTGTAGTCACTTGATCCATCAGTTCCCCAGTTTGCAGTTGCTTGTCCATTAATTAATCTTTTAATACCCCAATTTTTATCATTAGCATCATCAGGACTCTTATCCCAAGCAGCCTGTTGTTTTGAATCCCATAGTTCAGCAGTATGAGATACAGGTTCTGCACAATCTAATACTCTAGAATCGTTTTTTAATTCTGCTGCTTCTTCATCAGTTAAAGTAAAATGACTATTCCTACTGGATGGTCTCATTAGCGAACAAGTACATGCCCTACTAGGAATAGAACCACTCCCACTAGAAGCAGTCATCTCATTGCAAAAGGTTGTTTTATCACTAATATTATTCAGAGTGACGATATACTCTTTCATTTATGCCTCCGCTTGTATTAGAGTCAAAGTTACTGTAATAGCACGAGCAGAAGAATCCTTATTAGTCACTTTTGCATAAACTGTTGTAGAAGGGGTTCCATCATTATTCCATCCAATAACTCCTGGCGACATTAAAAATGTGCTTGCACCTGCAGTAGATGTTAAAACTTCTGCTATGACACCTGAACCTGGTGCGGGATCTGTTCCCTCTGCTCTACTAGCATCAGAAGTTCTAGATGCAGAATCAACATAAAGTCTAACCCAAGCAGGATGATCTATTGCTATTTTAAGTAAATTATATGCCTTAAATGCAGTTATTGATAAATCTCCAGAAGCAGCAGCATTAAGAGAAGCAGTAGTAGCACTCTTTGTTGTTCTAGACGCTAGTGATCCACCACCACCAGCAATAGTAATTGTTTTTGTTGCTCCTGTTCCACTTGCTACAACCCCAGATCCAACAAAATTAAGTGTTGTTGCTAAAGTTGATAATGCAGAACCCTCATCTTGAACTGTTATTCCAGATCCACCACCACTAGCATTGATAGTAACTTCTCCAGTAGCACCAGATACAGTTACATTTGTTCCTCCAACTATAGAAGTTACAATTCCTGTTAAATTTACACCATTAATTGCTGCTGCAGTTCCAGTTAGTTTAGATGCATTAAGTGAAGTTATTCTACTAGCAGGAAGTGTACCACTACTTAAATTACTTGCATTAAGATTAGTTAGTGATGCACCTGAACCACTAAATGTTGCTGCAGTTGTAACACCACTTGCATTTATTTGATTAAAAACAGATGTTCCTGTAGTGTCAATACCAGCAATACTTCCACCACCACCTCCACCACTAGCGTTAATAGTGACTGCACCAGTAGCACCAGATACCGTTACATTATTTCCTGCAACTATAGAAGTTACAATTCCTGCCAACAAATTAGTTCCATCACCAATTAAATTATAAACTTCGTTAAAATTAGAATTTATCGCATTTGCACCTGCTAGAAGACTGCTTCCATCTCCTGCGTTTGGTGCTGAACCTGTGTTTATACCTACTTTAGCCATTATTGATACTTTAGGTTTGAAATATTTAGAATATCACTAAACATCATAATTTTTAAATCTCAAACTATTTGTTCTTGTTACTAGAGATCCAGTATTTATTCCAAGAACACCATTTTGTCCAAAGAAAGGATATGCATTAAGTTCAGATCTACCTTGAAGTTCAATTCTACCCCAACTAAAGTTACCTAAGAATGGACGGTTGATAAATTCACCAGTGTATCCAATTCCTGTATTAGCACCACCACCAATATCAGAGTTTTGATTATCGAAACTATAATTTGTTGAATCAAAATATATTGAATTTGATGAGAAAGTAAATGTAGATATTCCACTTATTCTAGTCTGAACTCTAACTACGTTTGTTAATGCTGTTCCAACAGTAGATATTCCTATGTTTGTGTTTGCAACACTAACAACAGTTGCAGATTCAACCTGATAAACATTATCAAAGAAAGATGTACCAGTTGCAACTATAGTATTACCTAAACTTCTTGATACTATAGAAGTTTGTGCAAATCCAATATTTGAATTATTAACTATAAAGTAATCACCAACACTAATACCACTTAATGTTGTTGCTGTGCCTACAATATCAGTATCTCTAAGGAATGAATTTTGTGGTATATAGAAGTCTAAAATTAATTTGTCTATATTTGATACTACAGTTGTTCCAAATCCAACAACTGTTCCAGAATCACCATTATATGAAAGAACATCATTACTCTCAGAAATTAATGAAGGAGGATCAATAAGAACTTGTGGAGCAGTTGCATATGCTGTTCCACCAGATGTTACTGTGATACTTGTTACAGATCCATTAGATACAGTAGCGGTAGCAGTAGCAGTAGATCCAAGTCCTACTGGAGTTTGAATAGATACGGAAGGTGTAGATGTATATCCTTTTCCTCCATCAACAACTGTGATAGAAGAAACTGAACCACTTGTTATAGAAGCAGAAACAGTTGCTCCAACTTTAGCATCTTGATTAACTATAGTAATATTATCTTGTACAGTTGTGCGAATACTCTGATCAGGATTTTCATTTCTAGGATCAAAGAATGGTCTAACATTATCAACATAAATTGTTGTTGATCCAATTCCAACAGTTTTTAGAATATTTGCAGCTGGGAATATACTTGGTTCATACAACTCTCTATCCTTACCAACCTGAAGATCATTAATAATCATATCTTCAGTTTGTTTAAACCAAGTAACAGGTCGTTCTAAAGTTTCATCTTCAGTGTTTCCTGGTCCAAAATATGGGTTAGTAGTAACAATATCAGTTGAATCTACTCTTAATACAGATCTCTTATCTTCTTCTAACCAAGGTTCTTGTCCTTTAGCAGAATCATAAGTTATTTGTAAATCATCACCAATCTTAACTGTTTCAATAATATCTCTTGATTTAACATCAATACCACCACTTCCTTTATAGAAGATAATCTTACAAGTATCACCTGCTTTAGGTGGTTCTGTAAATGTGATTAAACTTCCACCCTCAAATGTATATCCTTTACCAGGAACCTGAAGAATATCATTTACAAATACTAGGATAACATCTTGAACATTTATCTTAGATCCTTTAGCGGCTCTAATAGAGATAATATCGTTATTTAATTTCAATTGGAATGTCATTGTATCACCATCAAATTCATCTTGAGGTGTATCCAATGGTTGTAAAGTTCCTACAGACCAACCTGTAAATTCATCAGTAAAGATTTCATCTATGGTAAGTTGGAATTCTTTATATGTTGAAGTAGTAGGTATACCTGTTGTTCCTCCAATAGGTAATCTAAGAATTTCATTCACACCATATCCATATCCAGTATTCTGTATTGTAAAGTCAATTACACTAGATCCTGCACCTACAACAACATCAACTGTTGCATCTGAACCAACTCCACTAACGGAATCAGAACTATAAGCAAGAGGAATATTTGTATATGAAAGAGGTTCGTCAAATATTACATCTAATGGTTTCTCTACGGTTCCACCTCTAGCATAGAAGTGTTCTGATGTAGATACTCCGCTATTAACAGTGAATGAATAATTATCAATAATTCCTAATACATTTGTTCCTTCAGCTGCAACATCACTTGGTCTAGGTGCAACAATAACACCCTGAACCTTACCACCAGACTTATAAAATGTAGGAACAGTTGAAACTCCAACATTTACATCAAACTTGGTAGGACTATTAACACCAGTAACCTTTAATCCATTATATCCAGGATCACCTGATCTAGGATACTTATGCTGAGTTGCATTACCATCTTTAGAACATGTAAATACCAAAGATTCTTTTGCAAGTTTAATACTTGTTCCAGCAGTTAAACCATGAGAACCAATTGTCAAATCTAATTCACCTGTTGCTGCATTATAAGAAGCAGCACTTACATTATACTTAACTTCAGGAGATGAACCAACATTAATTGTAAGAGTATTTTCAGTTGTTGATGCAATAGAAACAGCAGTATTCGATATTGGATCAGTGCTTCTTGGATATGTGTGTTTAGTGCTATGATCATCCATATCACATGTAAATGTCAATGCATTATCAGGTATTCTGATAGACACACCAGATTTCAATCCATGATTTGGACTTGTTAATACCAAAGTTCCGTTTGCTGGATTATAAGAAGCATCTGTAACATCATGAGTTACAGTTTTGGATGTGCCAACATTAACAGTAATAGTATTATTAGTTGATGATGTAATTACTGTAGAACCATATGATACAACAGGATCAGTTGAACGTGGATATGCTTTATTAGAAGTATTTCCATCCATTTCACAACTGAATGTTATTGCACCAATCGCAAAACTTACAGCAGAACCAACTATTGCTCCATGACCAGGAATGGTTAATACCATATCACCTGTATTTGCATCATAAGTTGCACTAGTTGGAGTAGTAGTTCCAACTCCAACTGTTACTCCACCAGTAGTGGCACTAACAAATGTATGATTATACGCACCACCAGATATGATTGCATCATCAGCAGTTCCTATAAATTGATGATTGTAGGAACCACCAGTAACAACTGCACCTGTTGATGCACTTACAAAAGTATGTGTATATTGATCTAATCCTTTTGCTGCAGTTACATTAACACTAATGGTTGTATTAGTTGTTGAACCAATAGAAATAGCAGTGTCATATACTCTATCTCTATTTCTAGGATA